CTTAGCCAAGACAGAGATTGAATGTGCTATGCTGGTGAGAGACCCTAACACAGAACTACGACAAGCACTGGATGGATGCCTATGAAACAACTAGACATTTTTGAAACAGAACATAGCATATGGAAAGAGACTTTAATAGATAGACTTGTTGCTCTTCATATTTACTCAGACACTCATCAGGAAAACCCACGCCAGGCTTTACATGACATAATTGATTGGGAAGTTAAAATAGCCCTTGATCCTTTAGTGTCTAGCGATGCTGTCGCTTTAATTGAGAAGCATGGAGGCAGCTATGACTGAAGTAGACGAGCTACACATAGACGGTGACTTGTTCATCTATCGCGTTGGCTTTGCTTGTAACGATGAGTCGTTAACATACGCTCAGTACACGATGGACAGGATGATCGGGGCTGTGCTGTTAGCATACCCTGAGACACCATACACTATATACTTAACAGGACCAGGAGCAGACAACTACAGGCACGACTACGCTATCACAGCACCTTACAAGGGGAACCGTAAAGGAACTGAGAAGCCTATACATTACGAAGCACTGCGTAACTACCTGTTAGACACGTATGACACAGACTTAAGTGACGGTAACGAAGCTGACGATACAGTTAGCATAGCAGCTACATTGGCTAAAGCAGCTGGTCGTCTACCATGCATCGTATCAGTTGATAAAGACTTCGATCAGATACCTGGCCTACGTTATGACTTCGTTAAAGAAGTGGAAGTGTGGAAGTCTAAGGCTACAGCTAAGCGTAACCTCTATCGTCAAGTCATGGAAGGGGACGTAGCTGATAACATCAAAGGTCTACGTGGTGTCGGACCTGTCAAGGCTAAGGCTATCCTGAAGGACATGACAGATGCTAAGGAGATGTATGAAGCGTGCATAGCTACGTGGATGGAGCGTACTGAGTTGACTAAGGAGGAGGCTACAGCACGAGTAGTAGAGAACTTAAACTTATTATTCCTACAACGTGAGTACGGCGTGTACTGGAAGGAGCCAACATGAACAACAAAGAGCTATTAGAATATATAAACAACTACGAGACTGAACAGGGCTTTGATGTGTCTGATGATGCTGATGGCTTCCTAGAAACCTTACAAGACTCAGGCAAAGAGATATACACAGAGGTATATGAGTGCCATAGGTGGTGGGACGATGTGTTCTGTGTGGTTCAGCTGGGGTATAAACAAATAGGACATACGATTGCCCATACAACAGGAGATACCTCCCCTAGAGACAGTGGCTGGGAGTTCGACACTGATTCTATATGTGAAGTAGAGCCGAGGTATGAGACGGTTGAGCGATACTATAGAGTGTCTACATAATGGCTGTTAAGAAACTAAGAGAGGAGCTAGTATGATTACAGTAATAGCAGGAGGTAGAGACTACGTATTAGACAAAGATGATTGGGATTTCTTAGATGCGCTAAACATCACAGAGATTCTTAGTGGATGTGCTGACGGAGTAGACACCAGTGGCGAGCTGTACGGAGAAGCTAAAGGAATCCCAGTAGAGCCCTACCCCGCCGACTGGACTGCTAACGGTAAAGCAGCAGGGCCAATACGTAATAGAGAAATGGGTGAAGATGCTGAGCTGGTTGTATTGTTTAGAGGAGGTGTAGGCACTAAGAATATGCAAGGTGAGGCGCAACGTAGAGGAGTGATACTAATTGAGCGTTAAGAAACCAAGAGTAGCTCGTACTCGTGCCGGTAAGACTTGGACAGAGGCGCGTTACTGGCAGTTCATACGCAGTCTATTACGTCAAGGTTTTAACCGCTATCCCCCTAAGTTTCAAGCTAGGAAGGCAGTCGAGAGAACAGTGACAGGTAAGAGACACAAGTATGAGTATCAATGTGCTGAATGTACTGAGTGGTTCATGGGTAAGGAAGTTCAAGTAGACCACATCGAAGCAGCTGGTACGTTAAAGACATTCAGCGATCTAGGACCATTTGCACAACGGCTATTCTGTGAGGCTGAGGACATGCAAGTGCTATGTAAGCCATGCCATCAGACTAAAACTAATCAAGAGCGTCAAGCACGTAAAGACTCTAAGGAGAATGAAGCATGAGAACAGCAGGCGGTAACATGAACCACGTAACTCCAGCGTACAAAGTTGGTGATGTAGTTGAAGTAGTTGAAGAGAATGCCTATTGTACATCATACGCTAAAGGTCAACTAGTTATGATAGAAGAGATAAACTTCGGCGCTTTAGAAGTTAGGGGAGCAGGAGATAACCACAGCATGACCTTAGAACAGCACCACATCAAACACCGATCAACAGAAGAGAGATACAAGTTAGGTGATATAGTTGAGATAGCTGAAGATAACCCTATAGGTTCTGGATATACTAAGGGTCAGCTAGTGACGTTAGAGCAGGTACATGGTAACGATATAGCAGTACGGGCTGGTCCTGATAGTGATCTTATGCTTTTATACTTGGAAGACATCAAACACCCAGCAACAGAGGGGTATCCAGAACAAGCACGAGTAGAGCAGGGCTATTGGACTGGACAGATGTCAACGGACGAGATAGACTCGCCACGTAGCTTGAACGATGCTACACCGGCAGCGGAAGAGAGATACAGAGTTGGTGATGTAGTTGAAGTAGTTGAAGAAGACCCTAGTGAGTCTAGGTACTTTAAAGGCCAGCACGTAGTAATAACGGCCGTATCACCGTCTGGGTTCTATATTTCTGTTGAAGGGTTAGATAAGGGATCGACAACGAAGTACTTATCTTCTGAACACATCAAGCACACACCAACAGAGGGCTTCCCAACACAAGGACGTAGCTTGAACGACGCTACACCGGATGAGTGGGACCAGGCTAGCAAGATAGCTATGGACCTTACAACGTATGGAACAGGGGCTATGTTCGTAGGAGGTGACTCAATAAATCACATCCCTGCTGCAAGTTTGTTTGAAGTTAGAGACGAACCGGACGGGTTTGACATAGCTGACTTAGACGTACAGGTAGCTGATCCACTAGACACACAGGTAGGTGGTAGTCACTACAGAGACATGGAGATACAGCCTATTGAGTTCATCACAGCTAACAAACTAGGCTGGTGTGAAGGGCATGTAGTCAAGTACGTGAGCAGGCACGCTAACAAAGGTGGTAAGCAAGACTTAGAGAAGGCTAAGCACTACATTGATATGTTGATAGCGGAGGTTTACGATGCTTAACAAACAAGACACAGTGACTATATCGCGTGAGTGTGCTGAGCAGATAGCTTTATTCCTACTCAGCACTCTTCAGTACAACCCAGAAGCTGAATTATCTGATGAGTACTATCAGTTAAAAGACGCTATAGAGGAGGCAGATTATGGCGAATGATTACAGCCTACTAGAGAACGAAGGACACTACATCATCTGGGACAACGGAGTTGATAGCTTGTTCTTTGACTTCGCAGATAACTTAATAGGTGCTGAGAATATGTTAACGTTCTTAGACACAGTGGGGTTGATGCCATGAGTGATTGCGCCGAGTGCCTAAAGCCTCTTACAGATGAAAATGAAGACAAGGCTGGGCTTCTTTGTCATAGCTGCCGACTTGAATGCTCGCCATGCCTAGCGTGTGGAGCAAAAGACGAGTATCAATCAGGGGAAATGTGCATTGCCGGTGAAGGGCATTGCCCTGGCTCAGAACTTTGGGGCTAACCCCATTAGCCCTATAGGTGATAACAGTGAGCAATGAAGCGCTGATAGCAGAAATAGCACCTCTCTTATACATAATGGCTACGTTGGCTTATGTGGGTTATGTTTCAAGCAAAAACAATCCCAGCAATAAAGATTAATTAACGCTACAGGTGACACAACATGAAACACTTAGTCATACCAGACACACAAGTTAAAGACGGTGACAAGATAGACCACCTACGCTGGGCGGGTAACTACGCTGTAGATAAGAAACCAGAAGTTATAGTCATGATAGGAGATCATTGGGACATGCCCTCTCTGTGCAGCTACGACAAAGGTCAGAAGAGTTTTGAAGGTAGACGTTACACTTTAGACATAGAAGCTGGCAACAAAGGTATGGACGAGTTCATGGCTCCCATACGTAAAGAGCAGAAGCGTCTGAAGAAGAACAAGAAAGCCCCTTGGAACCCACGCTTAGTGTTCACATTAGGCAACCACGAGAACAGGATCACTAGAGCAGTAGAGAAGGATGCTGTGCTAGATGGTGTCATTAGCTATGACGACTTCAACCTGGAGCAGTATGGCTGGGAAGTGCTACCGTTCTTAGAGATAGCCAGTATAGACGGTGTATGTTACAGCCACTACTTCACTAGCGGTGTGATGGGTAGACCAGTTAGTTCAGCTAGAGCTATGCTAACTAAGAAGATGCAATCCTGTGTCATGGGTCACGTACAAGACAGAGACTTAGCCTTTGCTAGACGTGCTGATGGTAAGCAGATAACGTGTATCTTTGCTGGTATCTTCTATCAAGGGGATATGGACTACTTAACACCACAGACTAACGACTCATGGCGTGGTATCTGGATGCTGCATGACGTGCAAGACGGTGCATTCGATGAGATGCCTGTGTCTATGTCGTTCTTGGAGAAGAAATATGACTACTGATATGATACTGTTAGACGTTGACATAGCTGACTTAGCTGCCTTTGTTCTACGTACCGAAGGGTTTGACAAAGAAGCCTTAGTTATAGAAGAAGAGTTAGCCTATTACATGGATCGTAAACGGACAGCTAAACAGGAGAGAGAGCAATGCTAACGCTACAGGAAGCTAAAGAGAAGATGCTATTGTTAGATGAGACTATCGTACTAGAGCTATTGGACATTGATAGCGAACAGATACTAGATAGATTCGAGGACGTACTAGATGTTAAACTGGATGGCTTAGCTGTCCACTTGGAGGAACTATGATTAAGGCAAGACGATACCACGACGGTGGGCCTATGCCTGAATGCTGCCCAATACATCCTAATTTAGAATTACTACATGGGAGATGTACTTACTGTGAGTACACGGAGGGCCCATCTAAAGACGATGATGAGACAGGGATTTACACGATGTTAACGTTTGTAGCTCTTGTTCTGATTAGTATATTCTTTATCCTTAAGACAACACAGGCAGACTGTAAGTACGTATGGATTGACGAGGATGGTGAAGTAGTTAGAACTGAAGTGTGTGATAACGTAACAGACACACCAGCCTTAGACACACCGTCTGTAGCACCCATCAGACAACCTAACGTTACACCAATACAGCCTATACAGCCACGACCACTAGGTATGAGAGAGTGTAAGAGTGCTTACGTGTACGATAAAGATTCAGGTAGATGGCTGAACAGAGGGGTTTGTGTATGATTAACCTTATAGTAGCGTGGTTAGGACTTGTTGTTGGTCTAGTATTCTTAGCTATGGGACAGCTAGACTCTTCATTTCAGTGCTTAACTTTAGCGTACTTACTGTACCTAACATATAGTGTTGATAGTCTACGTGACGATTTAATCAATAAGGATAACTAGACAATGAGCAGCAACATGGGCATCTACGAATCATATATACATAAAAGCCGCTACGCCAGGTACTTACCAGACCTACAGCGTAGAGAGTCATGGGAGGAAACAGTAGCACGCTACGTAGACTACTTCCGTGACAAGCTAGACGACACAACAGCAGCCAAGCTCGAAGCAGCTATACTTAACCAGGACATTATGCCTTCAATGAGGGCTTTAATGACAGCTGGCAAGGCACTGACTCGGGATAACGTAGCAGGTTTTAACTGCTCATACTTACCAATCGACCACCCTAGAGCCTTTGACGAACTGATGTACATACTGATGTGCGGCACAGGTGTAGGGTATAGTGTAGAGAGAGACTATGTCAGAAAACTCCCCGAAATCTCCGAAGAGTTCAGAGAAACAGACACAACAATTAACATTGCAGATTCAAAAGTTGGATGGGCCAGCGGATTTAGAGAGCTTATATCTCTTCTATATTCAGGAAGACTACCAAGATGGGACACAAGTAAAGTACGCCCAGCAGGAAGTCCCCTTGCCACATTCGGTGGTCGGGCCTCTGGTCCAGCTCCTTTGGAAGACCTGTTCAGATTCTCATGCGACCTCTTCAGGGCGGCAGCAGGGAGAAGACTTACTACACTAGAATGCCACGACCTGTGCTGTAAGATTGCAGACATCGTAGTTGTGGGAGGAGTTAGACGCAGTGCACTTATCAGCTTATCAAACCTCACTGACGACCGGATGCGTAGAGCTAAACAGGGAGAGTGGTACAACACTACTCCACATAGGGCTCTGGCGAACAACTCAGCAGCCTACACAACGAAGCCAGACTTCGATTCTTTTCTCGAAGAATGGACACACCTTTACCAGTCTAAGGCTGGGGAGAGGGGGCTGTTTAGCAGGACGGCGGCTCAAGCTGTGGCTGCTCGTAACGGAAGACGAGATGCAACTTTCGAGTTTGGTACAAACCCATGCTCAGAGATTATTCTACGGCCTAATCAGTTCTGTAACCTATCAGAAGTCGTCATACGTAAAGGCGACAATGAAGCCTCTATCAATACGAAGGTGGAACTTGCCACGATTCTTGGAACGTTACAAGCAACGCTAACGGACTTCCGCTACCTACGTAAGAAGTGGAAGACCAACACAGAAGAGGAAGCACTGCTGGGTCTGAGCCTGACAGGTATCTTAGACAACGTAGACTTGGTTAGCAACCCAGACTTCGATAACATGCTGGAACGTTGTAAAGATACAGCTGTTAAAGTTAATAAGAAGTGGGCAGCTAAGCTAGGCATCAACCAGGCTACAGCTATAACGTGTGTTAAGCCTTCAGGCACTGTGTCGCAGCTAGTGAATTCAGCTAGTGGTTGTCATCCACGCTATGCTCCGTACTATATCAGGAGAGTTAGAGGAGATGTTAAAGACCCTATGAGTGCTGCTCTGATGGCTGCTGGAGTGCCTTACGAGGTTGATCGGTACAACCCTAGCACTTATGTCTTTGACTTCCCTATAGCGTCTCCAGAGGGCTGTGTGACAGCTGGTACTATGACTGCTATGGAGCAGCTTAAGTTCTGGGAGACACTACAGGATAGCTGGTGTGAACACAAACCTAGTATGACTTGCTACTATAGAGATACAGAGTTCTTAGAAGTGGGACAGTGGGTGTATAACAACTTTGATAAGATCAGTGGTATTAGCTTCCTACCCTATGACGATCATGTCTATCAACAAGCACCATACGATCCTATAACGAAGGAGAAGTACGAAGAACTACAAGCCTTAATGCCTACTGAGATTGAGTGGGACATAACTGAAACTACTGACGACACAACTGGCAGCCAAGAGTTAGCCTGTGTGGGGAATGCGTGTGAGATATGAATAAGAAAGCTCAGAAAGAACTGATGGATGAGTTCAACAGAGTCGTGTCGTACTTAGAACAGGAGCAGGGACCAGCTACTATGGTTAGAAGGTTAGCTATGTACACTGGGTTGGTTGAAGGAATACTAGAAGGGCTGCTTGGTGCTGATAACAGAATAGTACTTAAGCTAGACTCACTAAGTAACGCTATGATACAGGACTTAAGTGATGCAAAGTGAAGCGGGTAAGGGTAGCCGACAGCGTAAACCCCATAAGGATAGGACTGAGGAGGCTGCTCGTAACTGGGCAGACTTCGAACGTAAGGTAGAAGCTGAAATGATTAAGAAAGCTAAGGAGAAACAGCGATGAGTGAGATACGAAGAAACCCTATAGAAATAAAAGAAGGTTCTATCATTAACGATAAGCGTGTAGTAGATTCCGAACACGTTGCCTTTAACGAGCAGCATTCAATTGCCGACATCGTTAGGTACGCATCATCACTAGCAGGACCAGACGAAGTTGTTTACCTAGCTCAGGAAATAATTAGTAGGTGTTCTAAAAGTGACCCTTTAGCTCCTTTGGAGGACGCACAATGAGAGCAACAAGAGCTAAACGTATACGTAAAGAACTAGCAATCGTCTGCGAACGACAAGGTGTCACTAACCCCATCGAACGCAGAAGAGTGTATCAGTGGCTAAAGAAGACTTGGAATACTTTAACCGTACCTCAGAAGGAGAGAGTAAATGGAAAACTATGAAGAACTGTATCAAGAACTTTTGTACGCTGTAGTTAGAGTACATCCAGGACAAACTCGGCATCAGACAGCTTTGATGTACATTACCAGTGCTGAGAATCAAGACAACCCACCAGAAGCCGGAGATAGTCAATGCGATTAACTGAAAAGCAAGATAAAGAATTTCACTCGTTAACAGGTCAGCTCATTAAGTGGCTAAACGAAAACAGCCATCCACATACACACATAGTCGTTACCACCAACACAGCAGAGCTGAGCGAAGGAGTCTGCGCCTACACAAACGATGAGTTCGTTAAAGGATAACGCTACCTTAGTTAAGTAGTTCCTGAGTAGGACGGGCTAGACTAAGAGGTGAAGCTCTAAAGTCCTCATCTCTATCTAGCCTGTCATTCACTTTTGGACCATCTGTTAAGTTACCTTCATTAGCAAAGTCTACTAACTGATTCCACCAAGGACCGACTAATGGTATCTCTTCACCTAGTTGCCAGTCTACTTCCTCCAACGGCGTGTCATTAACGACTGAGCCTACAGCACTAAGCACATCCTTAGCTAGTGAGTCAACGTACTCAACAGGCGGTAAGATCATACCTAGCCCTATGTCAGTTAACTTACCTTGACTAAGCTGATCACCCATGTAGCGATTCAGTAGGAAGATACCGAGCATGTTAGAGATGTAGTTGTCTGGTATGTCTTCTACCTTGAACTCTCTACCACTAAGACCATGCTTAATCTCCTGAATAGTTGCACCAGCACCTCCGAACAGAGCCATGTACGACGAAGCAAACTTACCAGCCTGTTTGTAGTTACCCTTCTTAGCTTCGTTAACAACCTGGTTGCGTAGCAAGTCTAGTTGCTTCAGTCCAAACGTCTTAAGCATGTAGAACATTCTACCGTTAGGGTGGTTCAGATACTTAGCAGGCATCTCAGACATGCTGATTGGTTGTACTTCAGCAAGCTCACTGAATAGTGTAAGACGTACACGCTCAGTTACGCTACCTGCTTCTAAGTCTCTAATCAAATCATCAGTCTCGTCACCAAACATAGCCGTCCACTTCTTACGTAAAGCGTCTGGGTTCTTCCTAGCTAGTGCTTGGTTCTTACGCAGTGAAGCGTTGATCATTGTGTTCTTACCAAACCTGTCCATCTTAGCAAAGCCTGACCACTTAAGAGCTGAGTTTAGTGTGTTCGTTAACGTACCAACAGTAGCGAAATCAGCGTCTAAGGCTGTCTTGATACCTAGCTCTGCTAAGTCTACTTGGTTCTTACCCACTAGAGCTGACAGTGTAGGACGTAAGCCCTGCGTCACAGCTGTAACAGCTACATCACCTAGCTGCGTTAGAGCAGACATAGGGTTGCCGATAGTGTTTAGATAGCCTAGGCTTCTTAGCATGTTAACAGTCTTGTTTGTAGGCGCTCTTGTTGCCATGAATCTAGTCTGTAACATCTCAGATAATTCAGCGTATGCTTCTGGGTTGTCTTCAAAACCATCCAGCATGGTAGCTATGTTAGCTTCAGTGTCTAGGTCGTCCACTTCAACCTTGTCATACTTCTCAGTCTTACGCTTTAGCTTAGTCTTCTTACCAGCACCAAAGAACTCAGCGTATGCTACATCGTCTGCTGCTTTGTTTAAGTAGTTGGTTAGAGCTACGGTAGGGTTCTCATAGAACGGTAACAACTCTTCACGCACATCGAACGAGCGTCTCTCAGCTGTCCTGCTTGATTGTACTTCAACATGCTTACCCTTCATCCAGCTGTCTACTAACCAGTTCTTCTCTGCCTGTGTTAGTTCGTCTTCAGTCTTCCCTGCTTTCTTTAAATGCTGAGCTATCATCTTACCTAGTGGGCTGCTGTTCTTCTTACCCATAGCTTTACGCAGACCTTCCCAATCCTTTACAGTTCTTACGAAGTAATCATCTAGGTTAGCACGTTCAACACCTGAGTCTTTGAGTTCTTTATGTACACGTTTCATTAGACCCTGGACAGAATCCACAGCAGCACTGTCCATACCTTGAGAGGACGCATACTTACTGGCAGCTTTATAGTTACCATTCATCAAGAACAGAGACAGCCTATCCTGTGCAGGTTTGGACATCTTCTGAAAGCCATTGAAGAACGGAGCAGCTACGTCTTCGTACTCTGTAGCCTTGCTTCTAATCTTAAACTCATACTTGTCCAACCTAGCTGCTATCTCAGGTGACCACTTAGCTACTCTACTCTTGATAGGCTGTATGAAATCATCAAAGGCTGTGCCCTTAGAAGCCTGTACCTTAGCTATTTTAGCAGCTGACTCACCTATGCTAACGTTAAGGTTACGACTAGCGGTAGCTGTGTACACGCGCACTAGGTCTTCATCCACATCTAACTTAGTTGCTACAGCAGCTGGTATAGACTCTGTTGGTACGCCATCAATGACAGCCTGCTGTGAAGCCTCTTCTATACGTGCTATGTTCTTGTTACTGATTCTAACTTTAGCTGGGTCTGCTTGAACCTTAGCTGCCTTCTCACCTAGCTTACTTAGCTTACCTACACCGAAGTTAAAAGCACCACCAAGCACACCGCCTATACCACCTGAGACAGCTGACTGTACTAAGTCAACCTCGTCTGTGCTGGTCTTCTGATCTAATACATCGAACATAGCTCCGTAGCTAAAGCCAGCTACAGCACCCTGTGACACTCCTTTACCGACAGGAAACGCTAACGTTACTGGAGACTTAACCATAGAGCCTAGCAGTGTACCTGCTCCAGATGCTAACGTAGCCTCAGTCTCTTGATCTAACGTTGCTGCTTTACGTTGTTCTATTACAGCAAACGCAGCTCTACGCTGTGCCGGTGTAGCCTGCATGAACTCAGGACCGTAAGCCTCTTCAGGTGACAACCACTTACCATTAGTTATCCTACCTAGCGGCATTATAGATTCCATCAACTGACCAAGCATAGCTTCAGGAGTCTTAGCACCTGAGAAGCCTTCAGCAAACGTCCTGTCTCGCTTAGGCTCAGCTACAGGAGGTAGGTCTACAGCGTTGATAATGCCCATACCTTCTGGACTGATAGACCCATAGTCTCCTGAGTCCAGAGCAGCCCTGTCCTTCTGTGTAAGCGTACTTACATCTACCATGTTACCGTCCTGTCTTGAGGTCTGGGAATCTAGAGTCTGTAGAGAACTGTTGAGCATTACGTATGTTACTTTCCATACTGTCAGCTAAAGCGTCTGTGCTTTCTCTAGTGGTAAGCTCATCAGCCTCAACTCTACGAACTATCTCGTCACGTATCTCGTTAACGTCACCAGCTAGTCCTTGGTCTTGTAAGTCTTTCTGTACGCTTGTGGCATAGAACTGTATGCTTGAGCTGTCCACCCTAGCGCCGTCAGCTACTACATCTCTAAGAGCTTCTAACACTCTACCGCCGTTGATGTCTCTCAAGCCTTCTAACAACGAGCCTGATAGTGCAGCTGTTATGTCCGAGGCAGGCTTAGTGGTTGCTGGAGACGCTGCCTTAACTAGTGTAACTTCTTGTGTCTTACTGTTAAAACTAAACGTACCTTCAGGAGAATTGAACAGGCTAAAGCTACCTTTGTCTAAGTTGTCATTAACTAGTTGTGCTGCTATAGATTGTCTAGCTCCAAAAGGCATGTCGTCTATTAACGACAACATCTTCTTGTCACCTTTGAACTCTTCCTTGAGCGTTTCACCTAGCTGTTCGTTTCTAGCACCTTCTTCAGCACCAACACGTTTAACTTCTGCTTGCAATCCAGCAGGAGACATTGACGCTATCTGAGTGGCATAGTTAGGATCAGTCTGTGCTTGCTGTGAACTAGCTAAGAACTCTCTAGCTGCTGCTTGTGCGCCTACGTCCTGGTTCAACGCTGCTATCTCTAAGCTTGAGACTTCAGCTAACTGAGCTGACCTGTTCTTATCTATCTCAAAGGCTTCAGCATTGTTACCCCACTGTACACGCTTCTGTGCTTGTTCTTCACGTCGGAAGTTCAACTGTTCTTCTTGTAAGTCTTGCTGCTTTAAGTTGTCCATGAGAGACGGTAGCTTGCTTGGAGCAAACTGCTTAGTAGCTGCTATGTACTTCTCTCTAGCCTGCTCGTCTTCAGGGTCTATAGCATTAACAGCTGATCTAAACTGCTGGTCTGCTGTGCGTACATCGAAGTCTGGATTGATTGCACTACCTAGCTGTTGTACTGAACCTCTAAGGTTGTTTTGAAAGTTAGTTCTAGCTTCCCCTAACGTTCCAGCCATACCTTGATTGAACAAGCCTACGTTCTTATTAAGCTGCTCTTGTGCCATCTGTTCAGGTGTGTT